CACTTGGTTCAACTAATAGTACCAGTGCATCTACATTGCAAAGCGGATCGGGAGCTCTAAATGTTACATCTACTAATGGTGCTCTCACTATAAATAGTGGAACAGGCGCATTGAGTATTTCTAATGATGCTTCAGCGACTACCTTAACCATAGGAACAGGTGGGGCTGTTAAAGGCGTAACGCTTGGATCAACTAACTCTACTTCAGCAACCACAGTCCAGAGTGGAAGTGGAGCATTAGCTGTTACCTCCACGAATGGCACGCTTACAGTAAATTCAGGGACAGGAGCACTATCGATCAGTTCAGATGCTTCTGCAACTACAGTAAATATTGCAACGGGAGCTGCTGCCAAGACAGTGACATTGGGTTCAACCAATTCAACAAGTTTATTGGCTTTGAAATACGGAACTGCAGATTTTACCTTAGCCAGTGCTACCGGTACAGTTATGACTGCCTTAGATACAGGAGAAATAACTCAGGCTCTACAGCCTTCATTTCAAGCTCGCAGATCTGCTGATATAGCTAACGTAACCGGAGACGGCACCGTATATACTTGTACATTTGATACGGAAGTTTTTGACAGAAATTCTGACTATAATAATGCCACCTATACTTTTACAGCTCCTGTTACTGGATTGTATTTCTTTTCATTAACAGTAGGTGCATATTCTCTTGGCGCTTTACATACTATTGGTGTTACAAATATTATTACTACTGCTCACACTTATATAAGTAATTATAGTAGCTGGGGCTTAGCTCGTGCTTCAAATAATATATATATGTATACCCAAACAGTATTAGCTAATATGACTGCTGGAGATACAGCTACTACTAATTTTGGAGTTTATAATTCTACTAAAACAGTAGGATTGTATGGTGGTGATACAAACTCAGTATGGTGTGGATATTTAGTAGCTTAATAAAGGATACATATGAAAATTTCATTTAACGACAAAGAAATCTATAGCTTGTCAGATATACAATGCAAAGTTATCTGTGACTATGTGCATGGTAATATTTTCGAAGATGACATGAAACGTCGTTTAGAATGGGTACTTATGCACTTGTATGAACAATGCATGAAGCGCCTTCGTGAAGAATGGATGCCTAAACTTGCTGGACGTATGGATTCAATTCCAACTTCTGATGAGAAGTTTGCAGATCTGGTATTTAGTCAGCCGGATTACATGGATAGAGCAACTCGCGATAAATCAAATGCAGTAGTTTTATAGGAAATACATGGTTAAAAGAAGAACTGGGTTAGATCCCTTAGCATATATGGGTGTAGAGCCATCAACTCCGGCCCAGTTTGTTGAAGATAACCGAAACCCGACTACTAATGATTACGATAACTTTAACTTGATGGCGGTATGGCTCAACCGTGCTACCTATCAAGTATGGATGCTTGTAGATAAATCAGATTTTATTGCTACTTGGTTGCCTTTCTCTTCAAGCATAGGATCTTTAAATACTTTAACTGCAGATACAGGAACGAATCCTGTCCCTCCTACAGCAAATAACATTGATATTTTTGGGGGTACCGGAGTTAATACGGTAGGTACTGCAGGCGCTTCTTTGATAACTATTAACGTAGATGATAGCGTTGCTACTCAATATGATGCCGATATAGGCTCTGCTATTCCGGTTGCTAATATAATTAATATAGTAGGTGGCCCTCATGTGCAAACTACAGGTGCAGGTAATACAATTACTATTTCACCTATGGGATCAGTTGCAGTGAGTATTCCTACGGATGCTGGTGTAGCAGCTCCAGCTGCTGGTGTGTTGAATGTGCTCGGTCTTGCAGGTAGAAATATATCTACTTCTGGAGCAGGTAACACCGTTAGTATAGCTGTCAGTGGCACGACTAATAATGCTCTACAGCGCGGTAATGCTACCGGTAGTTTAACTTCACTAGGTTTAGGTACTGATGGCCAAGTTGTTATTGGTGCAACTGGTGGAGCACCCGCATTTGCTACGATGACCTCTGCTGGTGGTACTATTCTCTTTACTCCTGGCGCTAATACCTTAAATTTAGAAGCAGCGGGCGCTGGAGCATTAACTTCTGTACCTTGTGATGTTGGAGCAGCAGCTCCGGCAGCTAGTGTATTGAATGCTTTTGGAGGCGACAATATAACCACTACTGGTGCGGGTAATACCGTTACCATAGCCGTTTCAGGAACTACTCAATTTGCACCACAAATGGGCAATGCGGCAGGTTCTCTTGATGATATTGGTTTAATGAATGATGGTGAGCTTATCATTGGAGCAACAGGCGCATCACCACAGATTAATACTCTTACTGCTGGTACTGGTATTACCATTACTAATGCTCCCGGTTCTATTACTATTGATGCTACGGGTGCAAGTACTGGTGGAGTGATTAAAACTACTTTCAATGCTTCTGGCATGTGGACGAAGAATGCTAATACCAAAATGGTTCGCATGGTTATATATAGCGGAGGTGCCAGTGGCGCAAGTGGTGCAAGAATAACAAATGGAACAGGGTCCGGTGGCTATGTAACTGGTGGTGGTGGCGGAAGTGTATTTGGTTATACAGATTATACTATTGATGCTGATTATTTAGGTGCTACAGAAACTGTAATAGTGGGAGCATCATCATTGGGAGGAGCAGCAGTTCTAATAGATAATACGAGTGGAAATAGTGGAGTAATTGCTAATGTTAGCAGTTTTGGAACATCAAACATAGTGAGTGGAGGAAGAGATGCCTCATACCTTCCAGGTCAGGGAGCAATCGGTGGACAAACTTCAGGTGGCCCAGGAATTGGTGGACCTCCTGGTATCGCCCTTCTTAATTATATAGGAACAGCAGCCTCACCTGTAGCTCCCCCTATGCAAGGTGGAGGAAGTGGATCGACCACTGGTGGTTTTTCTCCAACAGCTATTAGAATATGGGGATCACCAACAGCCGGTGGAGGTGGTGGTAGTCATAGGAATGGTGGATCACCAACAGCCGGTGGTGATGGTGGATATATAGGAAGTACTCCAACAGGTTTATATAGTTATGGAGTTCCAGGGTTAGGAGGAGCGGCGGGAGTTAGTGGCACTAATGGTTCAGATGGCGTCGGCAGTAATTCACCATGGAAAGTAGCAGGAACTGGAGGCGGCGGCGGTGGTGGCCATCCAACTAATCCAGGCGATGGAGGAGACGGAGGATTTCCTGGTGGTTGTGGAGGAGGCGGTGGCGCTGTTGCAAATGGAAACCCATCAGGCGCTGGTGGTGATGGTGCAGCAGGTCAGGTAATAATATATGAATTCTTAGGAATGTAAGTATGAAAAATAGACATGCATTAATAGATCCAAAAACAGGTCTTGTAAGAAACATTATCATATGGGAAGGTGCACCATTTTTACCACCTCAAGACCATTATGTTGTTCACAACTGTGATGGTCAGATAGGTGACTATTGGCATCAAGATAGCAATGCGTTTTATACCATTAATGGAAAACGTAGATTTCGTGATGAAAGAGGTAAAGTAGGCGAATCAGAACTTAATAATCATGAGAAAGAACATATAGAACCTCGCTTGAAAAAGATATATGCTCATGCATTTAAGAAATATAGATGGGAACATTCTCTTGATCTCACTCGAGAAGATGTAGAAGTACCAAAAATGCTTGAAGAAGTAGTTAACAAATGAGACATGTTGTAGTAGATAATGATACCCGTATAGTTACCCATATCTTGATATGGAATAACGATATCATACTACCCCCTCCCAATACACTGATCTTTGCTAATGGCATTGCCTGTATTGGAGACTGGTGGTGTGAGCAGATGGATACATTTTATACACCAAACAAAAAACGCCGTATGCGCTTGCATCATGAGTGGGGTGAGGCAGAGTTAAGCCAAGATGAAAAAGATTTGATAGAATCGAAATTAGACGCTGTTTTTCCGAACCGACACTCGCCTTGTGGCGACGGCGTTTGAAATAAGAACTATACATAATACCCACTATTTCAAAAACCATACAAACTTGAAATAGTGGGTCTTTCACGACATAGCCAAAGTGGCTATGGTGAAACGTTAGCAGATTCATTTAATATCTTTTTTAATTTCACGAATACGTTTAATAGAAGAAGGGAATATGCTCTTTGGCATATCGGATAGTTTAGTTAATCCAAGTTTATTAAGAATCTCTTGAGAAAGGCTTGGATGATCCTTTAGCTCAGTCATTAGTTCTGTATGCTGATCTTGAGTTATCTTTTCTACTATCGGTTCGTCTACTTTAACCTCTTTTTTTTTTACATCTTCTGCAAAATCAACATCTACGCCATCAGTATCTTCACTACGAGAGATACCAACCAACCCTTCAAGAATATATTTTTTGAAGTAGGTGATCTGTGTTCCCTGTGCTTGTAGTTCATTCTGTCCGGCTCCTGGTTTAAGCGATCTTAAACGCATACGACCTTCAATCCATTGACCACTTGCATGAGCAAGTCTGGTATATACGAATCCAGTTTCTGTTGGATCTTCAACGGGTGGCTGTATAACACACAACCCATTCTTAGAAAGAGCAGGAAGCACCGCATTGAGAAGATCATCAAGTCCGGCATAGTTATACTTAGAAAAGTTATGTCTCTTCGTTTTTACGGCAGATTTGAACTCGCCTTGTGCTTTTGCTAAAGCTGAATAAAGATCCTGGGTTTCTTTTGAATGCCACATATATTCTTTTTTAAGATGAGCTTCATAAAGTTTAAGATGCGCCTGTAAAAGTTCATCATTGAGCTGTTTTATGTAGCTGAGAATTATTCCGTCCATGCATATCCTTCTGAGTAAATTGTTTAGAAGACTCCCCCAAGACATAAGCTTGGGGGAGTCCAGTGCATTAATCCTATCGCTGACGAAAGGACAGCTTAAGACATATATAAATATAACATATCTATAACGTAAGTCAAACATTTGATTAAACTATTTATAACATGTATGATATATGTATATTAATTTAAACTGGGATCTGTATGATTACGTTACAAAACTATAAAGAGAGAATTGCTGTGAATCAAGATGAATTAAGAACTACCGTATTAGAGCTTATGGCAAAAGAGAATATTAGTCTGAGTAGATTATCGGTTGAGGTTGGTTGCAGTTGGGCTACAGTTAAGAAGTTTTTGAGTGACATGGGGTTGGTAAGTCGAGAAACTTCAGATAAATTAAAAGAATGGGTGGATTCATATCCATCAGAGTAATATGTATGGCCGTGCCATACGAAGCTTTAGCGAAGTATGGAGCCGTAGCTCAGATGGTAGAGCAACTGCTTTCACGCAGAAGGGCGGGGGTTCGAGTCCCTTCCGGCTCCTTTTATGGCCCCCTTGATTACCGGTTAGATCGCCAGCCTTTCACGCTGGAGGAAGTGGGTTCGATTCCCCTGGGGGCTGCCAATCCGTGACATTTTGTCACAAGTTGAAAAAGTACTACATGTTAACCCCATTTAACACATAGACGGACTAAATGATAAAACCGTATAACATCCAGTGCCATCTAATTATTCTCGTAGCAAACTTAGTGAATTTTTGTTTACATTCGTACAATACTCGTATAAAGTAATTTCTGGAATTGTATCAGTAAGCTACGACAGTCTAAGCAACTGTCACAACGACCACCGTTCGGTGTGTCACGAAAGGAATCTCTATGAGATATCTATTGTTTTTACCTATTTTATTTATACATGTTAGTGCATATGGATCAGAAATTGATTCACGTGTAGCCAAATGGCCTACGATGGGATCCTCCTACGCCAAGGCTACGGCTGACAGGCGCCTAGCGTTATTAAGGCATGAAAACCATTATGCATTAAGTGATGGTATGTATGAGAAGGCTATTAGGCCTGAGCTTATAAGCAAGCCATTGCGTTCAATGGATGCATCAAAATTGGCTGCTCTTTTGGAAACAGGAAAAGCCTACGTAAAGATAGATCAATGTGATGATGGTGAATTGACTATGGACTTAATGCCACGTTGTCCGGGTGGTGGGTTTGGTGGTGCGCTCGGTGGTTTGGCTTTCGGTGAAGTAGTTGGAAAGATAGTCCCCTTGGCTTGTGGCTATATCATATTGTATGGTACAAAGGGAGTTATTAGGGTAACTGCGGGCAAAGAAGCTTCAGATGCATTTGATGAACACATTGTACAAGTGTCTATTCCTCATCTTCATGAAGTTACCGAGACAATAGCCCATTATGCCGGATTTGTCGGTGGGGCTGCAGGCGGTGTTATGTTTCCTGGTTGAAAGGATAAAAAGTGTTTAAAAAAATAGTGTTAATAGCATTGTTAAGTATGACCGGTATGCCGGCATTAGCGATGTCCCCGTCTTCGCTTTCAGCTTCTTCGGGCTTCGCCACTAATGAATCAACAACTACTTTTGAAACAATCAAGAAAAGTCGAGGGATAGGTAAATGGTTTGGTACTATCATACCGTGTTTTCTATCTCTTTTATCTGCTGAAGTTGCGATTAGACAAAACAGAGATAATCCTGATCGCAAAGAGGTGGTGTTTGCAGCTAAGTTTATGAGAATGCTGACTGTGGTGTTGGGCTGCTTTTTTCTTGATGATTGGATAAGTACGGACTTAAAAGAATGGAGTCTGAGTAAGTAACGCCGTCATTTCATTATGGCGGTTCAGGCCTGATTTGTAGTATTAATAGTTAATTAGTTATATAGTTTAATGTGCTTGCTTTTCGATTCCAGGTCGGTGCTCTCGGGTGTCGGCCTTTTTTATTAATCGCCTACAGAAAGTTAAGATACTTTTCTTCCTGGTTGTAATAGTCTTGAAGGTCTCTGTTTGGGTATATATAGATTAGATTTCACAAAAAGAGCCTCTTCAACAAATTTGTTTAAAGACATGCCAGGCTCCCAATAAACGATATCTCTTATTTTTTCTAACAAATCTTCATTTATTTGTGTGCTGAGTATTTTTTTCTTCATATTGTTTTCCATCTTCCGGATTCATCTTGTTCTATTTGATCTGCCATCTCCAAATCAAATAATAGTTGTTGGACCTCTGTAACATCTTTAGATAGATAGTGCATAATTTCTTCTTGTGTTTTGGGAGTTTTGCAGAATTTACAGAGAGGATTGAGTCCATATATTTTATTTTCTATAGTATCTATCTTTTTTGTCTTTAATGCATGAGTTGGCAATATGTCTTCATTGATATAAGAAGCTATTACTTTTGTATCGGTTATTTTTTGTAGATCAAAAAAAACAGTTCCATTCTGTGTATCTCCTATGGCTGACTTTACAACTAATTCCAGAAAGGTATGCATCTTGTTAGGGCTCTTGAATATTTTGTCATCAATATTGAACATCTTAAGTATAGGTAAAAGAGCAGTACTAATAGTTGTTTCAGTTAAAGCTTTATGAGGAAGTCCAGAATTCTTATTTGCGCATATATAATAGGTATATTTTTCTTTCTTTATATCGCCAACCAAAAAGGTATTACATTGAGAGCATCGAATAGATTTCTTATAGAGATGATTATATTTTTTATTACTAATGCCCTGCTTTCTGGGTTTCCCCGACATTACTTCTTGAACTTTATTAAAAATATCTTCATCTATAAATGTTTCATAGTCGTGCTTGTACTCTTTATCTTTGATGAAAATCTTTCCAATATAAAAAACATTTCTCAAATTGCGATGTAGATTTGATCTATGTATGGGGCGATTGTATTTATTCTGTAAATGTAGCGCTAAGTTATTGAGCGATATGGTATTGGTTGCATAAAGGCTAAATGCTTCTTTTATTATGCGTGCATCATCATTAGGACATACCCAATTAGAGCTATTTATTCTCATGTGAGAGTAACCCATAGGAGCCTTAAAGGGGATGTGCCCATCTTCAGCTCTCTTTTGCATACCAAATTTTATTTTTGCTGAGTGTTGTTTCATATATCTTATAATACCACACTTGTATTAAAAGTAAAGAATGGTATTCTTAATTTACCATGATTATAAAAACACAGTCAGCCGTACTTATCGGTATAGAAACACAGTTGGTAAAAGTAGAATTATCTGTTCGTTACAAGCAGACCCATAAGTTTAGTATTGTAGGGATGGGAGATAAGTCTATTCAGGAGAGCCGCAAACGCATTATAGCGGCTTTACATACGGTTGGAATAGATTTAGAACAGCAAGATATTATGGTTAATTTAGCCCCTGCCCATATAAAGAAGGTTGGATCTCACTTTGATTTGGCTATATTAGTAGCTCTTTTGACCTACTACAAGATTGTTTCATTTACGTCTGAATATCTGAGTAAGGCAATCTTCTTGGGCGAACTTTCTTTTGATGGTCATATTAATCCGGTACAAGGAGTTATGGCTATAGGGTTGGATTGCCCAAAGTTAGGAATAAAGAGGCTTATAGTTCCCTTAGATAATATTAAAGATAAGAGTGATCATGTTGAAACTATAGGAGTTTCTACGGTTAAAGATCTTATTGCCTATGCAACTAAAAAAGATTGGAAGCCTCAAGAATCACCACCTGTATCTGAATCTTTGGTATCGTACAGTGACTTCAAAGATATAAAGGGTCAAAGACTAGCCAAGCGTATGCTACAGATATCAGCAGCAGGTAACCATAATGGCATATTGGTAGGTCCTCCTGGTTCAGGAAAGAGCATGCTTGTTAAAGCACTACCCTCTATTATGCCCCCTCTCACTACTCATGAGATGATGGAGGTAAATCGGGTCTATTCGGTTGCGACTGAAGTCTACAAGGGTATGAGACAAGAACGCCCTTTCCGTAATCCACATTATGGTATATCTCAAGCAGGTATGGTAGGAGGAGGAAGCCCCCTGCGTCCGGGAGAAATATCATTTTCCCATAATGGAGTTCTCTTTTTGGATGAGTTAACTGAATTCCGCAGATCTACTATTGAGTCATTAAGGCAACCATTAGAAGACAGAGTAGTGACCATATCAAGGGCTCATGGATCAATAGAATTGCCCTGTTCATTCTTGATGATAGCAGCTATGAACCCATGTCCATGTGGAAATTTAGGCGATAATAAACGTTCGTGTAGTTGTACGCCTCTTGTTATCTATAATTACTTAAAGAAGATCTCAGGGCCATTCTTGGATCGTATAGACCTACAAGTATTTATACAGAGTGTAGATATTTCAGAATTACATGCATCGACAGAGGAGACGTCCTCTCAGCAGCTATATGAGGAAGTTACTGTAGCACGAGATATGCAGGCAGGAAGATTTAATAACCGTGAATATACTAACAACATGCTTACTCCGGGAGAGATTCAAGAGTATGCAAAGCTTGATATAAGTTGTCAGAAGTTATTGGATTTTGCTTTTGAGAAGTTTGATATGAGTATGCGTAGTTATCATAAGATTATTAGGGTAGCCCGTACAATAGCAGATATGAAGGGTATGACATGCATACAAGAGTCTCACCTTAAAGAAGCGCTTATGTATCGTGGTATCGAACAAAAACTCTTAATGTTAAAGAAAAAGCTATGACAACTTTATGGTCGAAATACAAGGTATAATTTGGTTCTTCATGGTTGTAAATCCAACTTAATTTTGTATACTAGGGACATTTGACTGAGATGAACGTAAGTAATCTCGAAGCTTTTGAAATAAAAAAGCCCCGGAATTAACCGAGGCTAAAAACTTTAATTTTTCACACGCACCCAACTACCTATTAGATGATGCCTGTGGAACATTAACGTTAACATAAGGAAAGTTACAAACTGTCATGAAAGTAAAATCCCTAATAATACCAACGAGGTTTCATTATGACATATAATGTTACACCTTGTCAAGCATCTTTATATAAAAATAAAAAACAATTATTTCTCAATAGATTACAATTACGTTCTAAGGCATACAAGCGTTTACTCTCTGAAGGATATAACCCTGCTGAATTGTATGATTGGCTTAATCAACAGAAGAAGTTAGATACGATTGCATATCGTCTTTTGAAGTATGTTCTCTTTTTGGCATCTAAGAATGTTCATGCATTTCCTTTGGTGCATACATTGCAAGAGATATGCCACAAAGATGGTGTTCTTCCACATGAGAAATCTATATCACGAGTAACGCGCATACTTGCCGATAAAGGAATTATACGTAAATGGTATAGAGGTTTTCGTAGATCGGTTGCTCTGTTACTCAATAGGGTATTTAACAATCCAGTTTTGCAGTATCTCATAGCACCCCTATTTCCCTTTATGGCTTTTTTAAGTTTTAACATAATTTACCCTACACTTTCTGATTGTCGTGAAGCTTTCGTTTACCGTTCTATATGCTTATTCGCAACGGATGTTACCTATAATAAATATATAGAATATATTAATAATATTCGGAGTATTAAGTATCTATTGAAGAGAGAGATACTCTCAAGAAGAGGAGGATTTTATAACGCGCGCGCACGCGAGGAGTCAAACTACTTTAAAAGTAATGAAAATCCAAAAAAAGGGATGCAAAGTATTGGTTCTGTTATAAAAAGTGTCCTTGGTGGGCAGCAGACAGAAGTGTTCTCTCCTTCTTTTAAGCGTCCTATCCCTATAGAAACGGTACGGAAGTCGTTCGTGCTGCCGGAGCAGCCACGAACAGTCGGTGAACTTCTAGCATTAAAATTCAAGGAGCAGGATGAATACAATTCTCAAAGATTTGGCAAACAAGATAGCTACACGGTCGATAGAACCTCTTCAAATAGATTCGATGACTCTTCTGAGGATGAATCAGTTTGGCAAGAGGAAGATGGAGATGATTATCCCGGAAGATATTAGAAATTCTCTGTACGAGAGATACCTCAAAGAGACCTCTGGAAATGAATCAAATTTCCCCGTATACGAACGATTCTTCAATGAGTGTCTTGAGCTCTGCAAAGAAATGAATATTCATCTTGGGTCAAATTGGTCACGATTTTACGATGACTGTGATAAAAGAAAAATTAATGCTAAAAAGATGGTCTGCGCAGAACCGAAAAAACCAGAGACATTTCAAGAACGTGTATTACTTCCTAATACTGAGGAAGATTTCTGGAAAGTAGAGAGAGATGTAGTTAGTCAGCCAGATAAATGGCATAAGCTAGGATATGTAAGGAATCCATGGGCTGTTTTTATGTTGTCGTTGGATTTTAATGAATATGAACAGCCAGAACTGTATCTGCACTATTTAAATGCTCACCCGATAGGCTTACTGCCTTTACCGGATGAGCTCTTGAAATATCATAACCGTCTTAATGAGGTGTTTTTTTGACTTGATCTTCTTTATTCTGTCGCCTTTTTCTCAACCAGTCCCATATGGTTCCTTTATAAAGGTCTTTTATGGTGTATAATTCTGGATGTTTAATATATAAATATCTTCCTACCATAAAGGCAAGGACAAATAATGTAATCTCAATGAGTATCAATATCTGCCCAATAGCCGCTAATTGTTCAATCATGATTTAAGACCTTATTCTATAATAGAAGCTTTAAGCCACTCTATATCCCAATCAGTATTACCTACCATCTCTTGCTCACTTATGAGCATCGTCGCTATATCTCTGTTTTTAACCAAATCTTTTACAGCTTTTTCTAAAGCAACTAATGCCTTTGCTGAATCAAGTGAAACTTTCTTCAGTATCAGAATGTCTTCTATTAAATCTTGTACGTATCTTCTGTTTTCTCTGTTCATCTCATTTACCTTTATGTATTTCTCACTCACTATTAATAGTATATAACATAACTATAACAAAGTCAACACTAAGTTCTCACTCTTTATATATGTTATAAAAAATGTTATAGTTCCCAAAACCTATACTAGGAGAAGCGAATGTATATTATTCCCGGAGATCCTGTTCCATTAGCCCGTGCTCGCATTGGCCATGGTGCAAAGCGCATGTATGATTCTCAGAAAGAACTAAAAATGCATGCCGGCATAATCGTCAATTCCCAGCACAAAAGCGATACTTTCCTCGAAGGGCCATTACACCTCGATGTTACTTTCTTTATGCGTATCCCAAGAAAAATACACACAAAACGTAATCTAGAAAGAACTCATACGTATCATTATTGCCGACCAGATTTATCTAATCTTATAAAATTTGTTGAGGATGCAGTGCAGTCAATTCTATTCCATGATGATGCGCAAATCTGTTGCATTACAGCACGAAAGATTTATCATCAAGAGCCACGTACCGAATTCACCCTCAAACAATTACATAAAAATGAAAAATACCAGTAATAATAGCACAACTGCTAAGAGGGAACTCAAACGCAGGAGGCGTGAACTAAACAACGAAATGTCCTTTACTGATTGGAGAGCAGATGCTTATAGTGAAACAACTGTTCTTAGAATGGTCGAAGATTTGGAACTATCTATGCTCGAGGATGAAAAAATGATATCTGTTACTAAGTGGCTACTCAAGTACAAGATATCTTATGATTCAGTATCTCGCTTTAAGGATAGATTCCCTGAGTTTAAATATCGTTACGAATCGGTATTGCAGTTATTAGCTTCTCGGATGTCGGATTATTCTTTCTGGAAACAGGGAGACTTTAATACGTTTCGCTTTGTCGCTCCGTCTTATTGTAAGAGATTCGAAAAACTTGAAGAATGGAGAGCTAAACTCAAAGAGGCTACCGAACAACAGAGGCCACAGATTATATATGTAGAACGACCAGATATTCATACAGAGATACCTCAATGCACAACCAAAAAAGAAGAAAAGGAAAGTGAATGATTATTATTTTATTTCTAGTTTTTGTGCTCGCATGCTCAGTTACCTTTATCAACATTGTTTGGTATGTGAATTTTTATAGGCAGATGCGGATACTTGATTTCAGTAGTCAGAAAGCTGCCGGTGAGATTGCTAGTATTTGGACCTTCATCCGTGCTCTTGATGAATCTGTAGTTGTGAATGATGAGAGGGCTAGAAAGCATTTTGAAATGGCCTTGGAGTATTCTCTACCTAAAGATCTCATTGACTTAAAAATGAATGAACTTGTGAAGACGTTACGTGAAGACGAACGATTGTGTAATCTTCTTTGCGGCAGAATAGAAGAATTAGAGAGGATCGTGAATTCAGAGAGTCTTAACTCGTATAAGAACAGTAAAGCACCTAAGAAACTTAAGAGCGTAGATATGTTCACAAAGGCAGAAGGTGAAACGGTGTCTCATGAATAATGGAGTATCTGATAACACTCATATAAGATCTTGGCAGACTGTTATAGAAAACGTAGTAAGCGTAGACGGTGACGAAAAAGAGCTCACTTATGAAGTGTGGGAGGCGTGGCTTAACTATAAGCGTTCTGGCTCAGACCAGAGGGAAGAGCTACGAAGCTTCTTTAAATCACATGATGTTGTAACTCTTGCTGATATTAAACGTGTAAGAAGAGAAGCACGCACTTGGGTAAAATCATTTCTGTCATTGAGTAGGGGCGAGTCCTACCCGTTTATGAAAGCTTATAAGATGCTTCTGCTCTACGAACAACTATTGCATTGTGCGATGAAGAAACTAGAGTCTCATGAAGATAGCGCTTAAATTTCAACCCAGAGAGTATCAGAAGCCTATCATGGATGCGATACTCAATAAGGGATATAAACGTGTTCTGGCTATCCTTCCTAGACGTGCAGGGAAAGATTTGACTGCCTTTAATATATGTATTCAGGCCATGCTTCAAAAGACTATGGTGGTCTACTATATACTTCCTACTTATGCACAAGGTAAGAAGATCCTTTGGGACAGCATCACGAACACAGGTGAACGCATACTTGATTGTTTGCCTAAAGAATTAATAGAGTCTTCTAACTCTCAAGAGATGAAGATAAAGCTGGTTAATGGTTCACTCTTTCAGATAGTAGGCTCGGACAACTTTGATGGGTTGGTCGGTACTAATCCTCAACTCTGCATTTTTTCAGAGTATGCATTACAGGACCCAAGAGCATACCAATATATAAGGCCAATTCTTGCCGCAAATGAGGGGGTTTGTCTTATGATCAGCACACCCCGGGGCAAGAACCATTTATGGGAACTCTATAACATAGCTCAACAGTCACCTAACTGGTTCTGTTATCGCATTACCCTTGATGATACTAAGCATATTCCTCTTGAAGAGATTGAAAAAGAAAGACAGGAAGGCATCATGTCTGAAGATCTTATCCAGCAAGAATACTACGTATCGTTTTCTATGGGTGTAGAGGGCTCATTTTATTCTAGGTATCTGGATAGAATGCGCACTAATAGTCAGATAACCAATGTTCCTTGGGACCCTGCATTGCCAGTCCATACTTCATGGGATATCGGCGTCCGTGACTCGACCAGTATCATTATGTACCAGTCGACTGCGGCAACAGTTCGCATAATAGATTGCTATGAGAACAATAAGCATGGCCTAGAACATTACAAACAGGTGCTTGATAGTAAGCCTTATACTTGGGGAAAGCATTGGGCTCCGCACGATATTGGTGTTACTGAGTGGGGTACCGGGTTATCTCGTCTTGAGAAGGCTCGTCAGCTTGGTATTAAGTTTGAGTATCGTATGGATGTAAATAACAGGGCTGTTTCTGCATTGCCTAATGTATCTATTATGGATGGAATCGAAGCGGTTCGGTCTCTGTTGCCTCGTTGTTGGATTGATGAGGTTAAATGCGCTCCGCTTGTCAAAGCGCTTGAGTCATACAGGCAAGAATATGATCACCGTTTAAAGGTCTATACAACACGGCCACTTCATGACTGGTCTAGTCATTTTTGTGATAGTGCGCGGTATATGGCCCTATCTATACCAAAGACACGTGATGGATTAAGCAAAGAAGAGTTGGACAATCAATTTCAAAGGGCTCATTATGGTGAGCAGGGCACATTGCCTAGGTTCTTTAGAGATAATGACGGATATTAAACAATAATTAAAGGATAGGAATTACTTACGATGGCAGATAAAAAAATAACATTAAGAAGTGCATATAAACGAGTTATTGAATCTAAACCAAGTGATCTTTATTTATTAATGAAAGAGCATATTCCGGCAATCATGGAAGAGTCGAATACGCCATTTTGTGAAAAATGCTTAGCTCAATTTATTGAAAGAATGAAAGAACTCTCAGAATAATTCTATTTCTTGAGAATCTTTTTGATTATGCATAGTATGGCCCTCATATAATTAGTTATACATGAGGATGCGATATGCCTTTATTCCCCGCTCTAGGCCCTGAATACTACGACGAACAAGATCGTCCCATTATCAGCAAGATGGAAGCGTTTTATTCGCAGGCTATCACTATCAATCAATCTTTCTGGTCAGAAGCTGATACTGATACACGTTTCGAAGCAGGTGATCAGACCCTGTGGAATGATTTTTACGGTAATTTACCGCTCAATAGACGTAAGCAATTCAATTTCAATCGTATTCGTCGTGTAAAGAACATGATCGGTGGTTACCAAAGACGTAATCGTAAATCGACCGTCTGTGTTCCTATAGAGAATGCTGATGATAAGACCGCAGATCAATTCACAAAAGCTTTGTTCTGGCATGCACGACAAGAAGGTGTTCTAGAAACCATATCAGAAGCATTCGATGGTGCTCTGGTAACCGGTATGAACCTTCTACAAGTCTGGATGGATTTCAGGACAGACCCTATTTGTGGCGATATAAAAGTAAATAATTGCTCATATAACGGCTTTCTTATAGATCCATTCTTTCGCAAGTTAGATCTTTCAGACTGTAATGGCTTATGGAAGCGTACGTTTCTTACCAAGCGCGAAGTAATATCACTCTTGCCTAACAAAGCTGAAGAAATTAAGCAGCTTGTAGGAATAGATTCTCGTGATGGTAAGTTCCAGTTTCTACCTGAATCGTATAACTTTAGCGTTTATAATCTTCTTTCCTATGATGAATTCTACTATCGTGATTATCGTAGTGCAAAGCTCTTGTGTGATACACAAACAGGGCTTACGATGGAGTGGAAGCACAATAACGATGTCCGTTTGAAGCAATATTTAAAGATGTTTCCACAGATAGAGCTTATTGAGCAGGAGATTCCTACGGTTAATTTAGCAATCGTTGTACAAGGAAAGGTGATGTATGATGGACCGCAACCAAGTGGGCTCGATATTTATCCCTTTGTTCCTGTTGTTGGTTATTATCATCCTGAATTACCCTATTTTCCCTGGAGGATCCAAGGTGTTGTCCGTGGATTACGTGATGCTCAGTATCTTTATAATCGGCGTCGCGTTATTGAGTTGGATATACTTGAAAGTCAGATAAATTCCGGTTGGAAGTTCAAAGAGAATGCTTTAGTGAACCCCGAACACGTCTATCTTGATGGGCAAGGTCGTGGTCTAGCTCTCAAATCAGAAGCATCTATGTCAGATGTAGAAAAGATTCAGCCTGCACAGGTACCGCCATCCATGATTCAGCTTTCAGAACTACTAGGTAAAGAGATTCAAGAGATTTCAGGCGTTAATGAAGAGCTGCTAGGTTCTGCTGTCGATGAAAAGGCCGGGATATTGGCTATGTTACGCCAAGGAGCTGGCCTTACTACTCTCCAAATACTATTCGATCAGCTTGATTTTGCACAGAAACTGTTAGGTAATATCACCTTAAAGATGATGCAGAATAATTTTACTCAAGGTAAGGTAGCTCGTATTTTAGGTGAAGAGGCATCTCCTAACTTTTATGATAAAGCTTTCGGTAAATATGATTGTGCTATTGAAGAAGGTTTAAATACTACCACCCAAAAGCAGATGCAGTTTGCACAGCTTATTCAGCTACGTGAACTAGGAGTTCCTATACCTAATGAGACTCTTATTGATGCTGCAACTATCCAAGATAAGAAGAAGCTTATTGATGCTATTAAAGCTCAAGAGCAAGCTCAGCAACAACAAGCACAAGCTCAATCACAACTTGAAGCTCAAAACCAACAAGCTGTTATTAATATGTCTGAAGCACGTGCTGAAGCCGATAGAGCTATGGGTGCAGAACGTATGTCTCGCATTGCAGAGAACCAAGAGATGGTTGAAGAGCGAAAAGCTGAAGCTCAGAAGGATAGAGATTTAGGCATGTTGCATCTGGTAAAAGCTCTAAAGGAGCTTGAGACCGTTGATTTGGAGCAACTTGAAAAGATGATTACCTTGACTAAACTGGTACAGGGAGAAGAGATAAAATCTGATCTGCAACGTGCACAGCAGAGAAATAATATTCAAGCTATGCAGGGTTTGTAGTTAGAGGTGTATGTATATATTAACCTGTTCCTCACGGAACGTTTCTACAGCCGCCGCTAGAAGGCGGTACAGGAGTATGGCTATGGCCAAGAAAAAATACCATGGACGCGGTGCTGATAAGCGCATGATGTCTGCACATGAGAATCAAGAAAACAGAGGCGGTATGATCTCTGAAGATCATAGAGCTATGGCAAACTTACCCCAAGAGGTAAAGATGCAAGAATATCCTCGCTTTATGTATGGCTTGGATCCGTACCTAGATGACACTATTCGTGGCATTGACGGTCAGATTTATGCTGACGACAGTCAAATGAAACGACACATTAGTAAGTCTAAATATTAAACTAGGCTTCATTACTCTTTTCCCGGTGGTGCTCCAATTAACCACCGGGAGCCAGACTGTGAAAGGAATGATTATGCCTGCGATGCCAAGATATGATAAAAAAGCGATAAAGATTGTTCGTGATCTTATTGGAGCTGCTGATAATCAAGTAGATCAAGAGACAAAGAAGCAAAAGAAGATGAAGAAATGGCTTCTCTATGAGGAGGGTCAATGGGTAAGGTAAGTCACGCCAAAGCTGCGGCGAAGGCAAAAAAGAAAGTTACTATTGGTAAGGATATTAAGATTAAACGGGGCCAGGAATTAAAGCTCAAAAAAAAACCTGGCGGCTCCAATGTTGGTAAATACAAAGGGGTTAAGAAGGGAGACTTTGCGGGTCCTAAGGGAGGATCCCCAAGCGGTTCGTTTCCTATTAATACTAAGGGCCGTGCACGTTCTGCTCTTGCTTATTCCCATAATGCTCCTGATCCTGAAGGGATAAGGAAGTCTGTATATTTGAAGTATCCTTCACTCAAGAAAAAAGGAAATAAATGAAAAAACCTTGTTCATACAAAAAGATCAAAGAGCATCTTAAAGATGACATGAAGACCTTTGATAAAGAAAAAACTGATGATAAGAAGTTGCTTATCGTTTTAAAAAAGAAACCTAAAAAGAACCCGTCTACGCCAAAGGCTACGCCGAGGCGCGGAAGAAAATAAATCTTCGCTTTTCTGTTTTCATGGTTGTTTTCATTACGACTACCTTTTTTCCCCTGATAAGTGTGTTACTTATTGGGGGTTTTTTTTAGATATGGTATTTTCCATGCGCTTATATGTCAATTGAGTGGGAAAAGTAGGAAAAATGATTACAAAAAAAGAAAACGTAGGAAAATCTGCTTATGATCTCCTTATGCAGGAGCACAAGCAATTTAGCCCCATAGAATATGAACGTGAGATGCACAAGGATTATGAGAAAGAGATCCATGCATGCATAAAATATCATAGCGATCTCTTCAAGGAAGATTTCTACGTAGTCGTATTACGTAAACGTGAACGGTTAATGGAGAATGTATTCAGGACCTATTTCTTTGGCAGAAGATCGTGTCCTACACCAACTTATGATCAGACTGTATACAAATATAGCTATCATCCCGGTGATATAGAGTTCATATGGACTATTCCTGATCTTGAGACATGCACAATTATGAAGCGTGATGCTCTGTTGGTTCCTAAAGAAGAGCGTGATCTTCTTAATTTTGTATTGGATTTCTATTCAGGAGTATTAGATATGAAGGCAGCAATATTAAATAATGAAGTTCAACTTATAGAAGGATAAGTATGGAAGAAAACCTCATGGAGAATGAAAATGTTACGTCCGGAACAGAAACCGTCATGGGCCATAATGAGACGCAGGAATCGTCTGTACAAGCAAACACACAGTCTGTATCTCAAACGGGGGGGCAATCAGATAACTTCAGAAACCTTAGACAAGCCAAAGATCGAGCAGAGCAACGAGCTCTTCTTGCAGAACAACGAGCAAGAGATCTTGAAGCGAAGTACAAGCAGCCTGAACCGGAGTATGCTCCAGATGACCTGGTCCAACGAGACTATGTAGATCGTAAATTAGAGAATCAGAGACGCGAGATTCAGCAACTTTCTACTGAATATAAGCTCAAGACTAACTATCCTGACTTCGATAAGGTAGTAAATACAGAGACTATAGAGCTTCTTAAAGAGAAAAATCCTACCATGGCTCTTGCCCTTTCTCAGGTTCCTGATGAATATGCTAAAGCAGCAGCAGCCTATGAAGCTATACGCAATTTAGGTCTATATAATGAAGATGTATATGCAAAAGACAGGGATGCTGCACAACAGCGTGCAAATTCACCTCGCCCTCTGGCCAGCATATCACCACAAAAGAATGACTCTCCTCTTGCACAGGCTAATGCTTTTGCCAACGGACTAACCGATGATCTTAAAAAGTCACTTTGGAAAGAGATGAATCAATTTAGAAATAATAGCTGGGGATCATAAGAAAAGGCGTATATAAGCTTTAGGGATCTTATATACGCCTTTTGGAGAGTTGTGATAATAAAGTATACACTTGAAAAAAAGATAGAGTATAGTTTAATAGTATCTATTGTTACAGTTCTCTTTATGAGAGACCCAACGGCAATTACCAGGTTCGTAGTTTCCATTATTATCTATGCGATCTATAGTCATTTTTGGTGGCCGATCACCCATGTCTTTATAGAAATTTTCAAATTTAAGCCATTGTTCGCATACTTTTATACCACGACCGCCATACCTGTTAAAAAACCTTGATTTGGGATTAGTACAGCGTTGTATCATAGTTCTCCATACAAAATAAATATTGGTTTTATGCATTCCATGAGTTTTATTATTTTCTGCAACTTCACGGTTATGGCATATAGTACATTGCTTTGACTTTCCTGATCTTAAATCAGCAGCGCAGTGTAATCCTATGGTCCCACAGTCACACTCGCATTCAAATCTAAGTAGCTTTCTGTGCACATCAACAAATTTCTTTATTGTCCATTTTCCATACTTCTTTCCTATCTCTTTTTCTGGATTATAAAGTTTGTAGTACTGACATTCTGCGCACTGTTTAGACCGACCTGCATTCAATGTAGCAGTAGGAATTATTCTTAGGTTTCCACAAGAGCATAAACACTCATAGTTTCTACCCGGTTTAACATCAGGTGCATAAGCCAAAACTGTCCATTCACCAAATTTCTTGCCAATCATTTTAGAACCTTTCTATAATACCAGTTGAGCGTAAACCGAAGATGTCGCTAATCTTCACAACTGGACGCAAATCGGGATTCGTCCTCCGATGACGCAAGTTAAAGTCTCGTCAACTTAAGTTAAATAATACCGATACCCATAATGATACATTAAAAATGGGTATGAGTCAAATAACTTAGGAGGCAATAATATGCCTATAACAACAACTACAGTGTTACCGGCTCCGGTGCAGCAAAGTTTTTCAAACAAACTTTTAAGTGTGCCAGTTCCGAACATGATCCATCAAATTCCGGCTATGAAAAAAAATATGCCACGAAATGGTGGAAGATTTTTAAGGATGCGTAGATATAATCCATTGCCTACAGCCTTAGTGCCTTTGGGTAATACGGGTGTAACGCCACCTGCTGTACAGTTGACTGCTGTGGATATTGATGCACAAATTCAATTCTACGGACAATACATACAGCTTAACGAACAAGTGACCCTACAAAATCAGGACCCTGTTTTGAACGAAGCAGCGGCTCGTCTTGGTGTTTCACTTCGTCAAACTGAAGACGAACTCACACGTAATATGCTTGCAGCAACTGCTGGCTTTATTAACTGTGTTGGTGGCGTTAATGGTGACAATCCTACTGAAATCACCCGTTCAGATGTTGATACGGTGGTACGTACATTGCTTGATAACAATGCATATACCATTCTAGATAACATCGAAGGTGAAGATAAGTTCGGTACGGCGCCGGTTCGTGATGCTTATTTTGCTCTCTGTTCAACTAACTTGACTGGAGATCTTGATAACGTTGCTGGATTTATTCAAAAGAACCAATACCCATCACCAATGAATGCATTGCGTTCTGAGTGGGGTTCTATTGGTAATTTAAGGTTCTTAGTATCCTCTATCGGTTCAGTTACTCCAAATGCTTCTGCAAATAATGCCAATGTATACGGAATATTCTGTGTTGGTATGGAAGCATATGCAGTTATTGAGCAAGATGGCTATTCAGCAACCTTTATCTATCGCCCACCGATCTATGATGGCCCATTGGCTCTCAATGCATCTGTCGGTTGGAAGATGGCTCAAGTTCCGCGTATTACTAACGATCTTTGGATCATTAACCTGCGCGCAACGCTAGCTTAAAGGAGAATACGATGGCTTTAGATACTGTAATACTACAAGGTAGATTTACCGCTGATGGTAATGCAAAAACTATAGAACTACGTTCCGATTGGGACTGGATGCGCGTATATAACCAAACGGTTATGTTTGCTGCCGGTAACGATGATGGTGCAGAGTTCTATTTTCAGCGTGGTATGACTGATGGTCGTGGTGTTTTGTACAATAAAGAAGCAACCATTGGAGCGTTGGTACCAAGCCAATTAGCTGCTAATGAAGGATTCTTTTATGTAGATTCATCTATAGTTACTCCAAGTGCACGTGCTGCATTGACTGGATTAACTGCGGCTAATCCCCCTGTTGTTACCTCAGCAGGACATGGTCTATCTGTTGGTGATATTGTACGTTTTGATACGCTCAATAATCAACCACAAATATCCGGTATGGATTTCTCAGTTACTGCTGCTGGTGCAACATTCACTATTGGTAACATTAACCTACTTAACTCTACGGCTTCGACTTCAGGATTCTGGAGAAGGATTCCGTATGATGCAATGTTCTATCCTCGTCGTAGATTTATTACCTACGTATCGAGTGAAGCACAATGTAAGGTCTATATGTCTGTAACTCATGGTTACACCGTAGGCCAATCCATACGTCTACAGTTCCCTGGCGGTTCATCCGTTTGGGGTGATTATGCTGAATTGCATGAAGTGCAAGCAACTATCTTAGAGATAAATGTTGCACGTGCAGGCAATGAGCCTAATAACGGTGGTACGGCAAATAACATTGTCCTTGATGTAGATACTTCTATATTCACTGCATGGAATGCTTCATTTGGAGCAGGCCTAAACCAAGCTTATCCAGCTTCAACAGCAGTTCCATTTAGCAATGCTCAAGTGGTACCTATTGGAGAAGATACAGCCTTTGCATTGACTCAAGGTGCAGACATTTTGGATGATGCTACAAGAAATACAGCAGTACTTGGTGTACGTCTTTCCGCTGGTGCTAATTCACCTGCTGGTCAGGCTGATGACGTCATTTATTGGGTTGCAGGTAAATCGTTCAGTAATAACGATGAAGTGTAATTAATCTGTAATTAAACGGTAAGTACCCCGTGGGGCGCCCCACGGGGTACAAGAAAGTAGGAAAAAACTATGACTCAATCAGTACAAAGTTCAGTTGCTATCCAAGAAAGCACACGATTAGATACGCTTAAAAATCTCAAAGCGATGTGTGAACGCGATAGAGAGAAAGTTAAGGGTATATTCCGTTTTTTTGAATGCCCAGGTGGTTCGCTTAATTTCTGTTTCAGAGCTTATAAATGGGATCCCGTAGAACGCTATGATTTAACTGATGGCGAAATATGCACCATACCTCTTGGTGTGGCTAAGCATCTTAATAAGAATGGCTGGTATCCACAGCACCATTATTTAATGAATGAAAGCGGTTTACCTCAGATGCGTATAGGACAAAAGAAGAGAAGATTTGGATTCCAAAGTCTCGAGTTTATTGATCCTGCTGAAATTGGTGAAGCTACTGAAACACAAATGTTGACTGCAGAAGAGCTTACCACATCAGAGAAAGCTTCATTGCGCAAAAAATAGCTTTTTGGAAGGACCATAATGGCCAATATCTTTGCTATAGAATTTCCTACTTATCTGCCCGCTATGCGCATTATTACCAATATAACACAAGATCTTGAGGCTGTAATAACAACAAGCTTTGATCATAATTATATTTCTGGGGAAATAGTGCGCATTAGCGTACCTACGGTTCATGGAACATATCCATGGGGTATGGAGCAGATATTAAACCAACAGGGTGAAATCGTGGTTTTGTCGCCCACGACATTCAGTATAAGCATAGATACTCGCTATTATGACCCCTTCATTACCCCTGTAGGAGCAACTCAACGTCCGTTTGTAGTTCCTATAGGGGAAAATTCTGAGATGTTGACAGCAGCTACAAGAAATGTTTTGTAATAATTTTAGGATTGGTATGATAGCATCTGAATTAATAAAAGGAATAACATGGCGAAGCCTGAAGAAGTCCTGAAAGGAACGAAGACATGGCGGATAGTTCTTTAGTTGCTATACAAACATTAGTACGTAGATTAACCAGGAGTCCTACTCCGGCTATTCTTAGTAATGTTGATCTTAATGAGCAGATAAATACTTTTATTCAGTATGACTTTCCTCAGCATCTTCGTTTGTGGAAGTCTAAAGTTACCTTTACGTTCTACACTCAACCTAATGTAGATGTATATGAGCCATCAGCTAATCCACTAGATCCACTTTTTCAATTTGATCAGATATATACCTCTTTTGAGGGTCCGGTTTATTTCTCCGGCCAAGAAGGTAGGCTCACACAGAGTCGTGAAGAATTTTATAGAATATGGCCATTCACCAACAGCATTATTAATACACAGCTTGTGGGAGATGGTGTAACTTTGGCGTTTAACGGTACATTATCCCAGATACCGGTTCTTCCCCGCCAGGTTACCTTTACGGTTACTGATATAACTGGTGTAGCACTTGTGCTAAATGACAATGCGGGTACATTAGTGAGCCCAAATGTCGGGCAATTAGATAGCCCTGATGGTGTGAGTAATGGAACGATAAATTATATTACTGGTGTTTTTGCTCTCAATTGGGGAACTGCTCCAGCAAATGCCAGTCCTATTATCGCCGAAGTATTTCCATATTCGCCCGGATATCCGGCTCTTATACTCTATTATGATACGCAGTTTACTATTAGACCTGTACCGAATATTGCTTATAAAGTGACCATGAATGCATATATACGCCCTACAGAGTTATTAGCAGCAAATCAGTCACCTGAATTAGAACAGTGGTGGACTTACATAGCGTACGGTGCTAGTATAAAGATATTTCAGTACAGAATGGATATGCAGTCTGTTGAGATGATTATGCCTGAATTTAAGAAACAAGAATTGCTTTGTTTGAGAAGTACGATTGTTCAACAAGCTAACCAAAGGATATCTACAATTTATACTACGCAGGTCGCACCTACTGGTTTTAATCCATACGGAAATCCATTTTGAGGTATTGTGATGAATTTGAACAGGAAATGTAAGCATTGTGCAATAGAACTGACAACAGAAAATGCTGCCAAAAAGAATGCATTTTATTTTAGAAATGAATGTAAAAAATGTCGCAGTAAAGAAATGATGAATTATCATACAGGTAATCTGAAACGTAAGGCGTATATGAATGATTACAATCGTCGTATAGGAAAAGTAAAACAATATCCTTGTGAAACCTGTTCAGTGCTTTGTTACAAGAAATATAAAAAAGCCTTTTGTTCCGATATGTGCAGATTTTTATCATATGTCGACAAAACAGAAACGTGTTGGCTTTGGAATGGTGGAAAAGGAAGAAAAGGATATGGCAAATTCTCTTTTAGAGGGAATAAAACTGCTGTAGCATCTCGCGTGTCTTATGAATTATTTCATGGTCCAGTTGAAGAAAATATGTTTGTATGTCACACATGTGATGTGCCTTTGTGTGTAAATCCTGAACATCTTTGGATGGGAACTCATCAAGAAAATATGATGGATATGACTCAAAAAGGTAGGCAAAGTTCAATCCTTACTCCAAAAATAGTTTACCAAATTAGAAAGTTATTTAATGAAGGTATAACCAATTCTGAATTGTGTGAAAAGTTTAAGAAAAGTTCTTCACAGATTAGTAATATAATAGCTCGAAGAATATGGAAGCATGTATAAAAATTATCAATAGGATAAAAAATGGCATTCACACCAGACATCCCGCAGGCAAACCAAACGCTTGCGTCTACCCAACAACCTATATTAGAAAACTTTCAAGGGATTGATGTTCTCATAAATGTTAATCACGTAGATTTTGATCTTGCCGATCAGGGTAAACATAAATGGGTTTCTATGCCCAATCAGGGTGCTAATCCAACTACTACAGCCACAGAAGTTGCTATTTATTCACGGATAGATGCAACAACTACAGTTGCTGAACTTACCCTTAGAAGACCAAGCGATGGCACCGTTATTCCTATGAGTGCTACTGCTGGGACCACAAACGGTTGGACTATGTTACCATCTGGGATATTGATGAAATGGGGCACTACAAATGCCACAGGGTCGGATAATATTAATGCAAACGCTTTTGGTAAAGCATTTACTACCCTTTATAGTGTGCAATTAACCAATAATACTATTTTGAGTACAAGCGACACCTATGTTATGGGTGGTAATATTGTCGGAACAACTTTTGATGTATATGTCGGAAATAGAACTACACCTGGTACGGACGCTACAGTTAATGTTAACTGGTTGGTGATAGGAGTACCATAATGGCTCAAGAACGATTTCTTATTGCGCCTTCAGTTTCAGGAATTGTTCAAAATGTCAGGAGTTGGTTAATTCCTGACGATGCCTTTTTTTCTTTAAAAAATCTTTATGTATGGCGTGGTTTTGTACGCAAACGAGTGGGTGCAGGACTTTTATATGGAAATACTGCACAAGTAGAGCCTCAACTTATATCTCGTTTACGAGTACAAGTAGGAGTTACGGTAGGTGGAGGACTAGTAAGTACTGTACCGGGAGCAAGTTTCCATATAGGACAAATGTTTTCTATTGGTGATCAGATGTTTACGGTATATCAACTTGGTGCACCTGCAGCTATGCTTTTTACGGGGGTAGCAGTAACAGCTACGTATGATACAACTAATGGTAACTTTGATATTGCTGGAACAGGCCAACCTGATGGAATGACGGTATATTTCTATCCGGCAGATCCTGTAATGAATTTTTTCACGCTCTTTACTAATACGCTTGTAAGAGAACGTTATTTGGCCTTCGATGAACAATTTGCCTATGAGATACAACCTGGAGGTGGATGGCGTAGGCTTGATACAGGAGCAGCTACCTGGACAGGATCAGATAGTGATTTCTATAGTGCTGCTAACTTTAGCGGTATAACAGACTATGACTTCTTTTTGTTTGTGGTTAATAACACAGCTGCTGATGGTATTCGTTATCTTGATGCAACCACAAATACGTGGGTGCAATATGCAAGATCATATAGCTCGGCAGCAAATACCGAAATATTAACATGTGCAGTGGTTATACAGTTTAAAAATAGATTATTGTTACTTAATACTCTTGAAGAAGATGGTGGTGTTGGCACACAACGCAGATACCAAAGTCGGTGCCGTTATAGTTCAATAGGTGGCATTGCTGCTGTTGAAGCTTTTTATGAACCACCTGGTTTCTATGGTAGAGGTGGATTTGTCGATGCTCCGACCAAAGAAGAAATAGTAGGTGCACAAATCCTAAAGGATAGATTGATCGTATACTTTGAGTATAGTACATGGGAATTGGTCTATCAGAACAATGAAATTGCGCCATTTAAATGGATTAGTATAAATATAGAGCTTGGAGCTCAATCATCTAATTCTATTGTTCCCTTTGATGCCGGTATTTTAGGTATAGCTAATATTGGAATTCATACGTGTAATGGAACCAATGTTAATAGGATAGATCTTCAGATTCCTGATCAAGTATATACCATACGAAATGAACAAGAGGGTCCACAACGGGTAGCGGGTGTAAGAGATTACGAAGCGGAACTGGTCTATTGGACTTTCCCATCCATATATTTTCAGGTCAATAATGCAACGTATCCTAACAGGATATTCGTATATAACTACCGAAATAATACATGGGCTATTTTTGAAGATTCTATTACAGCTTTTGGCTACATTCAGCTTACCAGTGGATTAAGTTGGGGAAATCTTGACTATATTTTATGGGAAAATGCCTTTAACCATTGGGGTGATGGTGATGGACAAAGTTTTAAACAACTTGTAGTTGCTGGCAACCAAGAGGGATATACGTTCTATATGGACAAAGATGTCACTCAGAATGCTCCTGGATTACAGATATCAAATATATTTACTATTACTCATCCCGATTCTAGAACTACTCGATTTAGAATGACCATATTTAACCATAATCTGGCTATCGGGGCTTTCTTGCTTCTAGAGTCTATACAAGAGGAAGTTACTATCCCTGCGGGAAACCTTGAAGATATGAATGGCCATATAGTTTTAGTAACTGATGTATTTACGACTAATGCTATAGAGGTAACATTAATAAGTACTGCAAATCCTCCTGTATTATACGATGGTATTTATGTAGGTGGTGGCACTTGTACGTTGGTAAGTAATATCTATGCTGAAACCAAACAATATAATTTTTATATTGATAAAGGTGTGAATTTTAGTGTTAATAAATTGGATATGCTTGTTACAAAAGTAAATCGTAATATGAATGATCCAGCAGATACCGGATCGGTTCTTACTATATTATTCAATCCAAACACAGGACATACCTCACCAAGTTCAACAGAGTTATCATTGAGCGCATATGATCCGATATTTTATCCATATGAGCAGTTTCAGAGTAGGCTATGGCATACGGTATATCCAAACATTACTGGTTCTTTTATACAGCTAGAAATAGGATGGACTGGAGCTCAGGTACTAGATACTCGTATATCTTTGGCTAACGTAGAAATTCATGCCATGTTATTTTATACAGAGGTCACTGATAGCAGATTACAATGATAATATTATTATATATTCTTCCTTTATTTTTTATGGTGATGGTGAAGGGTAGTGATGATATGCATATAGATATGATTCCTGAAATTATTGAAATTTCGGGCAATGATGATATTTCAGAATCCATTATAAACGGATTTTTTCATGAGCATGAAGAGGGTCTTAGAGCAAAAATAAAGCCTATTCTTATGAATCGTATAGAACGAGAAAGTTCAGATACTAAAATGTTATTGCTTAGGTTCTCTCATATACATACACCACTTGCTCAAACTGAACATGATCCAATTGGTGCTAAAGCATTAGAACTTATGACCGCTGCACTGAAGGAAGTTATTGAAGATGGAGAGCGTGAAAAAAGATCTCGTTGTACACGATTTACTACTGTCGCTTTAAGTACAGGATTGGCATTAGCTTGCACTACAATTGGAGCTATCGTTTCAGCTGTTGTTACAGAATCAGTAACCAATAACTGTTAGAAAGAGTCTTTCAAGTATTCAAGAACTATATAACAGTTGGTAAATGCAGAATAATCTATAGCGGTTGTTACATGCACATTTGTAGCATCAGCGGTTAGTTTAATGTTTTCATTAAGCGTTGGAGAACTAAAGGGTAAAGTTAAACCATTTGCCGCTGCATCGGTTGCTGCACCTTTTATATTTGTCCATGAGAAGTTTCCTGGTGTAATACCAGTAATGTTATGAGCTACTGATTTAGTTGCCGTATTGGGCAATGCACCAAAATTAACTACTCTACGCACTCCAAAGCTGAACGGATTATTAGGTGATCCATTCGCTTGACGAAACCATTGCTGTCCAGTTACAAATTCAACCGGTATGTAATAAGCCGATTCTTTTAGATTAACTACCGCAGCTATATCCTCGTAAGATAAATATTGTAAGGTTAAAACCTGAGACAATCGTTCTTCTTGGGAAAGCTCTCTGCCCAATTGATCGGGGTTAAACACCTTAGTGTTTGGCAAAAACAGACCATTGTCACTTGATAAAGGCATAGCGTATCCTATTTTTATAGAATTTTTTTCTATCTCCGATTAGAGTACTCTTGATTATATATTTTAATAAGGAAATTATTATGCCAATAAATCCAACAAACCCTGCACCACTACCAGGAGCTCCCGCTACAAGAGCACCTTTTGCTACCATACCTATGCCAGGAGCTACTAAGCAAAAAGGACCAGTAAAGCCATGGCGGATAAAAGGTAGAAACTTTCTCCTGAGACCCATGTTGGGAATGATTGGTATTAATATTCCTGCATATAATGAAGAAGGATATTTAGATGATCAGAAATTAATGGAATTTGTTGAAACCTTACCTGATGAAGTAAGAATTCCACTTAACCAAATGGTCGATTCTATTGCAGATCAGATGCCTGATATAACTGGGCCCCTCCCCGAGCTTACCTTTGATGAACTTCAAAAATTTTTACCTGAAGGAATGCTTCCTACCCCAGAAGATCTATCAAGAATGATACCTAGTCTAGCTCAAACTGATTTTGCACCGATTGCTCAAGAGGCAGAAAGACGGTTCCAGCAAGAGACGGTTCCTGGAATTCTCAATCAACTTACCGGCTTAGGTCAAAGTGGTCGATCGTCTGCATTTCAAGGAGCCTTAGGTAGAGCTGGCTCAGATTTGCAAAGCAAATTAGCTGCTATGGAATCAGGTCATAATCTTGAAAGAGGAAAGCTTCAATTGGGACAAGGTGAGCTCGGTGGAAGGCTGTATGAAGCAGCTTCAAAGAGAGCAACTTTATTGGGAGGACTTCAAGGTGATCAAAGTAGACTAGGATTATCGCGTGCTCAATCACTTGGTCAATTACAACTTGGTCAGCAAGGAAATGTTTTGGGTCAAAAAGGCCAGCTTCTAAATACTTTATCTGGCCAGATGAATAGACCAACAACGTCCTATCAACCAGGATCTCCGGCAAATCCATGGGCGCAATTTGGACAAGATGTAACAATGCCTTTAGCTAAGGCAGGACTTAAATATGGCTTAGGGATATAGGAGTTATTATGGCATATTCATTTACTCAGTTGAGACCACAAGAACCTAACAATAACTTTTCTGGCATTCGGGATATTATTGAAGATTTAGGTCCAAAATATGTTAAAAAACAACAAAATACACAGTTATATCAAAGTTTATTGGGTTTACCTGAAGAACAAGCGCGTGCATTAGCCGCATATGATCTTCCTGATGCAGTTAAATTCTTAGAGGCTATTGGTCAAAGAGAAGGAGGTATGGAGGCCCTTCAGGGTCTTAGTGGTGGTGGCCAGCAACAACAGATGATGCAGCAAAGACAGCAAATGCAGTCTCAACAGCAGCAACCCTCCTATGCTGAAGCTACGGCGGGCAGGCAAGCCCCTACTCAAGATTCCGTTGACCAAATGGCACAATTATTGCGCCAACCTCGTGGATTAGTTGACCAACAACTTAAGATGATTCAACCACAAATGGTTCAACAATTAGTTGATCAGCATGCTCAACAAAAGCCTGGTGAATCATATCCTTTGTCTGTAGCACAAGTTCTCGCTAAGCCAACCAGAAAAGAGATGCGTGAAAGGCAGACTTTAGATCTGAAAGAGAGAAAATTTGCATCAGAACAAGAGGCTCGTAAAGAGACAAGGGAACTAGATACCTATAAATTTGTTCAACCATATTTGGATGAACTTAATAGTAAAGCTCATCGAGCATCTGAACTATTAACAGTTAATGAACGTTTAAAAGAATTAGAAACTGAAGGTGGAGGAGTAAGCTCACAGTCTTGGAATGAGTTTTTGACTTCTAGTGGACTGGATACCGAAGCTTTACGAGATCCAAATTCTGAAGAATTTCAAAAATTACAACAAGCTTATACCAAAGGCGCAAAAGATATTTATGGTTCTCGTGTTACTAATTTTGATCTTGAGCAGTTTTTAAAAGGAATTCCTCAATTGAGTAATACTCCAGAAGGTAGAAAACGGTTGATAGCCAACTTTGATATGCAATACAATCTTGCGCGAAAAGAACGTGATCTTGCTTATGATATTATTGAAAAAAATAAGGGTATACCTCCAAAAAATCTAGCCTATCTTGTTGATAAAAAGATGTCTAAGGCTAAGGATGAAGCGGCTAAACAGTTCAAGAAAGATTTGAAGAGACCTGTCCCTGGAGCAAGTTCAAAAGCAGCTGTTTTAGGAGCCAAACTTGCCGGAAAAGGTGTAGCACTAGCTGGAAAAACGATTTCGACACTAGCACCAGCTGCAGTTGGAGCCGGTCTGGGTACCTTAGTTGGCGGACCTGTCGGAACTGCTATCGGAGGGACTGCTGGTAGTATTTATTCATTACTTAATAAATTAGGCCAATAATTATGTTTCCTTTTTATATAACAATAACTGCTTAATAATCATATTCAATAAGAAATCCTTCATTGTCTGATCTTGAGAAGTTGCTGCATTTTTAATATCTGCATGTAGCTTCTCATGTACATCCAGAACTATACGTTTTCTCTTCATATTTGCCTCATATGTACATACTCTTTGGTATGCACGTTTTAGGTGTGTTTTTCTCTAGATATAATATTTTTTAATTCTAGGGAGTATATATGCCTTTAAGTTTAACCAGACAACAGTTTGTATATGAAGCAGGAGGAACTCTTTCCCCTCTTTATGGCCCTCCTGTTGTAGTAAATAGAGCACCTGCAACAAATGATTTTGCATTGCCTGGCCAAGTATGGGTAGATTCATCAACTGACTCTATCTATATGTTAGCAAGTATAACTGCTAATTCAGCAAATTGGACTACAAGTCCTGCTTCAGGTGTTGGAACTTTTACATCTGTAGTGGTAAATCCGGGTGATATTCAAATAGTGGCCGGAGATCTACTTGTAGATGCAGGTAATGTATTAATAAGTGCGGGCAATCTAGACGTTGGGGGAGATCTTACTGTAACCGGAACGACTACTTTAAATGGCGACATTGATATAACCTCTGCTTTACTGATAGATCTTACATCTACCCTTGATGCAGCTCCTTCTATATTGCTTCAAGCAGATGGTGGAACCAGCGAACAGATTCGTCTCTACTCTAATCAGGGAACCGCAGCGGATAGTATTTATCTATTCTCAAATGCAGGTGGTATAACCTTAAGAGCAGATCTTGCTAGTGATGATGCTATTAATTTTACAGCACCATTTGGAGGATTAGATGTTGATTGTGCTTTACAGATCAATATAGCTTCGAGCGAAAGTGCTGTTGATGCTATTGTTATTTCTTCTCTAGCTGGTGGTATTGATATAACGGCATCAGGTACGGCCGGTGAAGATATTGATATTACTAATACTGCTTCAGTTAATCTTGCCAGCTCAGAAGCAGTTGCTGATGCTGTAACTATTATAGCTAGTCATGCTGCTGGTGGTGTAACCATCGATGCTGGTACAGGTGGAATAGAAATTGGTAATACTGCTACCTGTTCACCTATTGATATTGGTGATTTTGTCCCAACTGCTTCACGTCTAATCACTATTGCCGGTGGTACAGTAACTACAGCCGTTACCGATCGTGTAGATATTGCTGTTGACGGATTGAATACAAATGCTGGCGCAGTAAAACAAGTTGATATTGCTTCAGGCAATATTCTTTTGGGAACCTCAACAGTTAATGTTAACTCAGGAACAGCTGCTTCCGGAACAAGTACGGTAAATATATCGACCGGAACAGGCGGCGGAACCAAGGCGGTAAATGTCGGTAATGCTGATGGGTTAACCACCGTTAATATAGATGCTATTACTCTCATAAACGATAGCATTAACGTTAATACTTCAATTAATACAGGCACTTCAACTGGTGCAGTTGCTATCGGTAATGCTCTTGCTGGTGCGATAACCATTGATACAGCTGCTGGTATCAGTCTTGATGCTGCTACAGCTTCCAATTTTACCATAACTGGTGCTGCTGATCTCACTCTGTCTTCTACTCTAGGTAGTTCCATTCTTTCTTCAGGAGAAGCAGCTGTCGATGCGGTGAGAATAAATGCATCTAATGCAGCAGGAGGTATCGATATAGACTGTGGAACCGGAGGAGCTACCTTTGATTCTACTGGCGCAGTATCTATTCAAGCTGCAGCCGCATCTGACTTTAGTGTATCTGGCGCAGGTGTTGATCTAAGTCTAGTATCAGCAGCTGGCCGTGTAGTTGTTAATGGTGAAGAAGCTGCAGCTGATGCTGTACGCGTTCTTTCTGCAGCTGGTGGTTTAGATGCAAACGTAGCATTACAGATGAATTTAGACTCATCTCAAGCTGCTGCCGACGCAATTCGTATTTTTGCTAGCAATGCTGCAGGCGGTATCGATATTGATTATGGAACAGGCGGTATGACCGTAACAGGTGCTAATGGTGTATTAACGGTAGCTACTGGAACAGGTGCAATAAACGTATCTGCTGACGCTGCTGCAACTACAGTAAACGTAGGCACAGGAGCTGCTGTTAAGACTGTAACAATCGGTTCGACTAATACAACTTCAGCGACTGTTATAAACTCTGGTAGTGGATCTATTACTCTAACCAATGGTGGATTAACCAGTGTAAGTAGTTCTAATAACACCATTGCTTCTCCAACTGCTTCTACGACATTGAACGTTAATGTGGGAAGTGGTACATTTACCGGTTTCACGACTGCTGCTGCTGCCACTCAGGACTTTACGATTACTAATAGTTTAGTAACCACAAGTTCTAAGATATTGTGCACGGTGTGCAATGAGGGGGCCAATGACGCTCAAATGGAAATTCGTAGGATCACCAGAGCGGCTGGAAGTTTCGTTGTGAAGGTCGTAAATAGTGGAGCGGCTGCACTTAACGGAAACGTAATTATCACCTTCTGGGTATTGAATTAATAAAAAAAGGCCCTTCTCATTTTTTTTGAGAAGGGCTATAGTCTTGTTAGTTTATTAATCTATCTAGGAGTAACTATGGACTTGTATAACACAGTTCAATTTCGTAAAGAAATAAATGGCAATCTATATGTATTTACAATGCCCTCAACGGCACCACTTGGAGAAGCGTATGATGTTCTTCACGAAGCTTTACGACATATTGTTAAAGTGTCTCAGGACAATGTACAACGCATGGTAAGACAAGCTGCAGAAGAATCTACAGCTAAGTCAGATTATGTTGAAACTAAACCAGAAGAGATAGCACAATAAAACACGCCTTACGGGGCGTCATAATCCGCCGTCGCTAAAGCTATGGCGTGACAGGAGAATTAAAATGAGTTTATATTCACTCGCAATACGATGGCGCCCCGAAGAACTTCGCTCCTTAGCTTTTGGTTCGGTGGCTGCTGGATATACCGCTTTGGGTGGTCCTATGGACAATCCAGTGGTCAATTATAAGATTAGCAATCTAACCGATGCTAACATTCTGGTATCATTTGATGGTAGTACCGACCATGATATTGTAGCTGCTAATGGCTTTGTACTTTATGACATAGCGTCCAATAAGGGTAAGGGAGACGTTTTGGCTCTTACTAAAGGTGCACAAGTATACGTCAAACGGGAATCAGCAGCTCCTACTAGTGGTAATGTATATCTTACTGTTTTTTATACAGCAACCAACTAAGGAGGCAAAATGTCACAGGCTGGTTCAGTTAATCAACTTATGCCACCTCCCGGAACTACACTCTTTTTAGAGGGTGATGTTGGGGGTGCCGTAGCTCCAGATGGTGGTGGGGTAATATTCGTAGTTGGTGGTACCAATATATCAACTGTAGGTAATCCAGGAACCAACACTATTACTATTAATGCTGGTGAAACACCTTATGATGTAACCACAGTAGATGCAACTCCAACCCTTATTGCTACCGTTACGGTAGCAGCAGGAACTGCAAGTAATATAAATTGTAGCTTTATAGCCCTTCAAGATACATTTGCTACGACAATTGGTGGTACGGCATTTACTGTTGCACGCAATGTTGGTGCAGGTGCAGTGCTAGCAGGAGGAGCTGGGGGCCATCAAAATATCATTGATGATTCAGCAGGATTTCCTGAGATAACGTTTGTTGTTTCAGGAAATGATGTAGATATTTTTGTAACCGGTGTAGCTGCTACTACGTATGATTGGCGTATGTTAGTATCTATGCTTACCATATAAAGGAGCGTAGATGGCTGAAAGATTAAGTTTAAGAACTAATGCCAATGGCGACATCTATGTATATATAGAAGATACCTCTGGTGCATCCTTAGCATTTGGTGCTGATAGTGCCAATGGTGTAGTCGCACTCAATACATCAGGCATGCCTAATGTTGAACCATTAGACCCTACTGCTAATATGACCGTAGATCCTACGGCTAATGGAGATATACTCTTCAGGCCGCATGGTACAGGTAAATCAGAGTTCAATACCGGTAATGTACAAATAACAGCTGGCAATCTAACTTTTCCTGCGACAAGCGTTGGCCTTACCGAAGGTGCTATTCTGTGGGATTCTACCGTATTACAGCATGCTTATGGTGTACAAAATTTCTTTATTGGTGAAAGTTGCGGTAATACCACGCTCAATGTAGGCGCTGCACAAGGCAACTATGCTATAGGTATATTAGCGCTATCAGATCTTACAACTGGTTCAGGAAATAACGTACATGGTTGGTCAGCTGGTGCCGATATAACCTCTGGTATACGTAATGATCTGGTTGGGTATCAGGCCGGAACTAATATTACCCAAGGAAATACTAACGTTATGATCGGTTATCTTACTGGTTTTGGTGTTACGACGGGCAGCAATAATACTTTGTTAGGATCATCTTCAGGTTCTAACTATACAGGCACAGAATCCAGCAACATTATTATTAAGAATGCCGGAGTTGCAGCAGATAATAATGTAATTAGAATAGGGACCCAAGGAGCTGGAGCGGGTCAACAAAATGTAACATTTGTGGCAGGTATTGCAGGAGCCACAAATGCAGGGGCTTCAACAGTTCCCTATATAGAAACCGCAACCGGGCAACTTGCTACTGTTCCAGGTGGTGCTGTATTAATGAATACTGGTACACAAAGTCTCTCAATATCTTCAGATGCTTCAGCTACTACGGTAGCAATAGCCACCGGAGCTGCTGTTAAGGGACTTACACTTGGTTCAACTAATAGTACCAGTGCATCTACATTGCAAAGCGGATCGGGAGCTCTAAATGTTACATCTACTAATGGTGCTCTCACTATAAATAGTGGAACAGGCGCATTGAGTATTTC